TCGAAGGTTTCCTAATCATATAGCCTGTATGAAGCGAGAATTAATATTACCTTATAAATTTAAAGATATTAGTTATGGTGAAGATTATGAGTGGGCAAAAAGATTAAATGATGACAAAGTATTTAAAACAGAATTTAGAATAACACAACCATTATACCATTATGTATTCACAAAACAACGAAGAGCAAATAATTCTAAATCACTTTAAAAACTTTAAGGGTACATTTTTAGACTTAGGGGCGTACGATGGCATAGACTTATCTAACACTAGAGCATTAACTCAGTTAGGTTGGTCCGGTATTTGCGTTGAGCCTAATCCAGTAATATTTGAAAGGCTATGTGATAACCTAAAGTCATTTAATAATGTTATTCAATATAAATTTGCGATAGGCACAGAGAATAAAACAGTAACGATGCAAATGAATGATAGCTACTATTCGACAGTTAAACAGTCTGAGGTAGATAGATGGCGTGGCGCATTTAAGTTTGAATCGGCAGAAGTACAGATGTTAGACTTTAAATCATTCCTAGAGTTTTCAAGGTATAAGACTTTTGATTTTATTAGTATAGACTGTGAAGGTTTAGACTATGAGATACTGGAGCAAATAAACTTAGACGAAGTTAAATGCAAAATGGTTTGCGTTGAAACTAATTCTAAAGAAACAGATAAGTATATTGATTATATTCTTAAATTTGAAGGCTTTAAGATTATTAGTATGAATAGCGAAAACTTAATAATGGCACGATGATATTCTTTATACATAATGACCAAAGACCTGAAAGGGTTAAGAACTTAAAGGAGCAAACTGAGTTTACAAATATAGAAACTTTCGGGATTCAAAAGGCTATATTTACCAGTTCACCTAAAGCGGGAATAAGTCAGGCGCATAGGTCAGTAGTGGCAAAGGCTAAAGAACAGGGATGGCCTTATGTGGTAATAATGGAGGATGACATTAAGTTTACTGACAAAGATTCCTTTATGCTATTTATGAATATGATAACCTTATGTCCTGACGAAGTAGATATATTGTTAGGTGGGTTATACACTACCTCCCAGTTAGATAATTATAAAGGGATGCCATTCTTTAAACAGGTAGATAACGTTTCAGGGTTTCATTGTTATTGTGTATTTCAAAAGGCTTATGATAGATTCCTAGAAGCTCCTGACAATTACCATATAGACAAATGGGCAACTGGCTCTAAGTTAGGCAACCTATTAACGGTTACTTGTTATCCGTTCTTAGCTATTCAGCAGGATGACTTTTACTCCGATAACAAAAAACAAGTTAAAAACTATTCACATTTACTTAAGAAGTATGAACTATTTGAAAGTAAGAAAGTTAAATAATGAAAACAAAAATAGCGATATTTGAAGTAAGGGCAATGAGGGTTAAATATTTAGATTGGCCTATTAGACACTACTTTTATATTTTTAATAATTAGATTATGGCAGAAGAAGATGAATCATTTAGAGACGAGAAAGGAAGGTTTAAGAAAGGTAACCTATTCTCACTTGGATTAGAAAATAGTGGCAGACCTCCTGAATACGATGATTATAATGTAATGGCTCAAAGATTAGCAGACTACCTTGATTATGAAGACAGATTTAAAGGAACTAAACATAAAGGATTATACACTATTGAGGGCGCTTGTTTGTTTTTAGGCTTTGCTACAAGAGATTCAATGTATGATTATGAGAAAAAGTCAACCGAATTTTCCTACATCGTTAATAGGTTTAAATTATTCTTAACACATTGGAACGCTCAGAAACTTTATTGGGGACAAACATTCTCAGGCTCACAGTTTTGGTTACGTAATTTTGGAGGATACACAGACGAGTCAACTGTTAAGCAACATCAAACCGTTACAACCGTTCAACCGACAATCGTTGGCGATAGTCCTAAGTTAGCTAATGATGAAAAACAAATAGATGTTTAATATTAGTTATTGTTAATTCTATATAAGTTAGACAGAAATTAGTAATCACTATAGTTGTTACTAATTTGTTATAGATTTATAAGAATTTAGTGTTCACTATAGTTGTTCTTATTTTCTGTGTGATGCAGACACAAATTAGTTTACACTAATTCAAATTTAACGATAACTAATTTCTGTATGGTTTATAAGAAAATTAGTTGTTCTTATTTTAAAATTAGCGTCAACTAATTTCTATATGGCTTATAAGAAAATTAGTGAACACTAATTTGAATTTAGTGACAACTAATTTCTATATGAGTTATAAGTAAATTAGTATCCACTAATTTAGATTTAGTCGCCACTAATTTCTGTATAAGTTACAACAAATTTAGTTTGTCTTATTTTAAAATTAGTTGTCACTAATTTCTGTCTGTCTTACAACAAATTTAGTTTCAACTATTTTAAAATTAGTTGTCGCTAATTTATATATAAATTATAACAAATTTAGTTTCCACTAATTTAAAATTAGTTTCCGTTAATTTCTGTATTGCTCATATAGAATTTAGTTGACGCTATTTTAAAATTAGTTGTCGTTAATTTCTGTATGAGTTATAACAAATTTAGTTCTCACTATTTTAAAATTAGTGTCAACTAATTTCTGTGTTAGCATATAACAAATTAGTGAACGCTAAATTAAAATTAACGCTAACTAATTTCTATATAACCCAAACAGAAAATAACAGTCACTATTTTAAATTTAGTAGCAACTAATTTCTATTAGATTTATAACAAATTTAGTTGTCACTATTTTTAATTTAGTTGCCACTAATTTCTGTATGGTTCTTACAGAAAATAAGGTCAACTATAATCGCCACTAATTTCTTATAAGTTCACAACAAATTAGTGTTCACTAATTCTTTAATTAGTTGTCGTTAATTTCTGTCCAGTAAACAACAAATTAGTGTTCACTATAGTTGCCACTAAATTCTTATATAAATAAAAGAAATTAGTTAATACTATAGTTGTTCTTATTTTGTTGTATATTTACAGGCAATTAAGGTTAACTATAACGACCACTAATTTTATGTTCAAATGCTCAACCGTATATTTAGCAAATTGGGAAGCAACCGAAGATACCGTAGTAAATCAAGGCGGTACGAGTTCGGGCAAAACCTATTCAATCATTCAAGTCCTTTTCTCTATTGCAATATCTGAGAAAGCTACAATTACCGTAGTAGGTCAGGATATACCTAACTTAAAAGTAGGTGCGTTGAGAGATGCCTTAGAAATATACGAGAACTCACCCGAATTGAAAGGCTTAGTTACTTCATATAATAAGACAGACCGTATATTTGAGTTTACTTCAGGTTCGATAATGGAGTTTAAATCTTATGGCAATCCACAGGATGCAAAGTCAGGTAAGCGTGACTATTGTTTTTTAAATGAGGCTAACGGTATTCCTTTCGATATTTTTACAGAGTTAGCATTAAGAACTCGTAAAAGAGTATTCCTAGACTATAACCCAAATAACGAATTTTGGGTGCATCAAAAGGTAATAGGTAGACCAAACACTAAACTAATAATCTCAGACCATAGGCATAACCCATTCCTATCTGAAAAAGTAAGGGAAAAAATTGAAGGGTTAAAAGAGATTGACCTAGACCTTTGGAAAGTGTACGCTAGGGGAATGACTGGTAAGATAGAGGGATTGATATTCCGTAACTGGCAATATTGCGATGAAATACCAAACGATGCTAAGTTAGTGGCTTTTGGTTTAGACTTTGGATTTACTAATGATCCAACGGCTATCCTTTCAGTTTATAAACAGGATGGCGAACTATGGATTAATGAAGAGGTTTATTCAAGTGGGTTAACTAATCCTGATATTTACAACTTAATTAAAGACGTGGTTAAAAATAATGAGGTAATAGGGGATAGTGCAGAGCCTAAGTCTATCGAAGAGTTGAGAAGGTTAGGACTTGCAATATACGGAGCAAAGAAAGGAAACGATAGTATTCGTACGTCTATCGATATTCTAAAACGATTTAGATTAAATGTAACGAGGTCGTCTACCAATTTAGCAAAAGAGTTAAACTCGTATAAATGGAAAACAGACAAGCATACAGGCACATCTATTAACGAGCCTATTGATTTTCTTAATCATGGCATTGATGCTTTAAGATATGTGGCATTAAACAAATTAAATAGTAATGGAGATTTTGACTACTCATTTAGATTATAATTCTAACGATGCCTTTAAAGACGAGTTATCTGTTTGGACAAAAAAAGAAACTATGAAAAAAATAATAATACCTGAATCGTGGAGTGAAGTAACAATATCACAATTACGTGAGATACTCCAGTTAGATACAACCAACAAAATGAAGTACGCTATCGATGTGGCTTCAATACTTTCAGATACTGACCCTGAAACCATACGAGGTTTAAGCGCAACCTATCTCAATGAAGTAAATAAGTCCTTAGAGTTTATTAATGATTTGCCTAAGTTGGGTTACTCAAACAATTTTACTATTGATGGTCAACTATACGCTATTAATGATTTTAAATACTTTACGCTTGGTCAATGGATAGATATTGAGATGCTCGGTAAAGATTGGAAATCTAACCTTCATAAAATATTAGCGGTTATTTACCTACCTGCTACGGAAGTAAAAGGTAAGCTAGTTATTGACAAGTACGATGGCAAAATAGACGAGAGGGCGGAGGTAATGGATAAAATGAAAGTTTCAGATGTGTATTCAGCATCGGTTTTTTTTTCGAATTTCGGGCAGGAACTTACCGTAGGTTTTTCCCTGAAAGCTATGAACAAGCAGATAAAGGAACTGAAGAAGAACTTACCGTTGAGGAAAAGGATAATGAGCAATGGAACTGGTATAAAGTCTTGGATAGGCTCTCAGGTGAATCGTTTGTCGATATGGAGAAGGTGGCGGAGAAAAACGCTCTAGCATGTTTTCAACATTTAATATACTTAAAATACAAAGATGCGCTCAAGGACAGACAGATTAAAGCCGCTCAAAGATTATCTTGAAAAAGAAGGTAAGGCATCCGTTAAGGAAATGCGAGGTTGGTTATCTAGTTGGTCGATTGATGGCGGTAAGTTAGCGAAGTCGATAAAGAGCAAAGTAATTAAAAAGAATAATTTCTTTGAGATTAGTTATGAGTTAGAGGATTATTATGATTATGTGGATAGTGGGGTGAACGGTAAGAAGCAAAGTGCCAATGCTAAAAAAAATAAGTTTGGTAAATTTTACAAGTTTAGAAATGAGAATCCTTCGAGCAAACACGTTAAGGCTATTGAGAAGTGGGGTAGGAACAAAGGCATACCTAAGGATGCAGCCTATCCAATAGCTAAGAGTATAAAGAAAAAAGGATTGCAACCTAAGTCTTTTTATAACATAACATTGAAGAGAAGGCGTAGCAATATGGAGAAGCAAATAGAAAAAGTAATTTTTGATATATTAAATAAATGAGTGTAACAGTAGAGAGACAACCTGAGGATTTTCAACCAGTATTTAACCAAAATAGGTGGATCGTTGAAAGTAATAATATAGCGCAACCTAATTTTGAATACATCTGTGATGTGTACGTTAATGGCGGTGTTAGTTACATTGCTAGGTTAAAAAGATTTCCTGATTCAGATGGCTATGGTGATTTCGACCTTTCGAGAGTGTTAGCCGATTACGTTTCTGTTACTTTAGCAGATTCG